GCCATCTCCAGCTCTACCGCTGCAAGCGCCTGCCTGAGTGCCTGGGCAGAGGTGCGCACCTGTTCCGTACCGGCAGCACCGAATTTTATGACGACATCCTGTTCAGGCATCGCGTTTACGCTCCTCTGTGGCCGCCATCAAGCCGGTATTCCTTGAGCAGGTCGGCCAGCGGCTTCTGTGGCGACCTCGCCTTACCTGCCCCCGTGATGTCGTCCCAGGTGACGGGCTTCTCAGTCCACATGTTGACAAGGGCCAGCGTCCGTTCCCACTCCAACCGCTGTTTCATCTGGTGCCCCTCGGCTATCGCCCGCAGGTCGCGGGGTGTCATCCAGTCGTATTCCCAGGGGCGCAGCCCGATCACGCCACAGAAGAACGCCCGCGCTTCCTGTGGCGTCAGCTTTCCCCCTGGTCGTCACCATCGATGCTCTGCGCCGCCGCCTGTGCGTTGAGCGCCTGACACAGCCGCATGAACGCCGACGGCGGCACGAAGTCCCACACCGCCCGGAACGCCTCAAGCGTACAGTCCGGGTTGAACGGCAGGTTCGCCATCCACATCATCACTATCGCCTGATCCATACCGGCCACCTGCGTGATGTCCACGCCGTGCCTCTGCGCGAGCGCTTCGCCACGAAGACAGATCCAGAACGGCCAGGTCTGCCCGGCCAGCTCTGCCTCGAAATAGGCCGGGTCGTTGCGGACGAAATCGGGTACGGCGATGGTGCGCGGCATGGTGCGTGCCTCGGTGGTTACGGGTTGGTGGCGCGGGTGAGTGCGCCGGTGCCAGAGAGCGTCCCGGAGACGCGGATAATGCCATCTCGCGGGATGGTCACGGAGAGACTGGACACGAAGACGCTGCCCGTGTATTTCGACCAGCCGGGCGTGGAGGATGTCTCGTTTATCTCTACCGTCAGGCCGGTGGGCGCACCGGAGGGCCATACGCTGTTGAGCACGGCGGCAAGGCCGGTGTCCGCGCCCGTCGTCACCTCAGTGATAGCGCCGGTAGCACGCAGCGTGAGGTCATGCGTTGCCACGTCTGCCGCCGGGAAGGCGAGGGCGAACGATTCGGGATAGGCCGAGAACGTGAACGACTGGTTCGCGCCGAAGGCCAGGACGCACGAGAGCGTTGAGGGGGTTGTGTCTTCGAGGTTGTCGAGGAGGCGGTCGATCTCCGGCCCCTGCCCGGATGTTGCGTCAGCGGGGTCGAAGTAGAGGCCCTGCACGTTGACGGAGAGGGCACGCTTGGCGGGGAGGATCGCCCGCTGGAGCGCACTGCCGTTGTGCGTGATGTCAGCCATCTCGACAGAGACATCCATGCCGATGCTGCGCCAGCCGACCATCGCCGCGCCGCCCGCCCCGTTGATCTTGAGGGACGCCCCGGCCCCGTGCAGGGCCGCCGACGATTCCGGGTACAGGTTATCAAACGAGACCTCCCAGGACGAATCCCCGTAGGTCATCGCCTCATCGTAGGCGTTGGTCTTCGAGTAGATGCTGTCGAGCGCCTTCTGAAGCCGAAGCGAGGCAGTGATGTTGTGGGCGACGACCGTCCCGCCCGCCTTCAGGACGAGGTTGACGCCAACGAGTGCGGTTGTCGGTGCTGCCATAGCCGTAACCCCTTATATTTTGGTCGCTTATAGTTTCTGTGTGTGGAACCTGAACCGTGCGATGCCCCGCCGCACCTCGTTCCCCGTCGTCGGGTCGATCTCCTCCAGCACGGTCTCGAACGTCTTCGTCGGTGGGGCCAGCACCGCGTAGCCGTCTGCCGTGATAGAGAGGGCGCTGCTGAAGAGCGCCGTCGTCACGTCCTCCATGATGTCCTTCACTGTCTTCGACCCGGCCTCCGCTGTCGTGATGACCTCGATAGGTACCTCTTCGGTGTAGATGTTGGCCCCCTTGACGGGTATCTGTTCGGCGTTCTCGCCTACGCCTACGCGGACGTACTGCGTCGCCGTCGTGAGCGTGTTGTCCCGGACGGTGTAGGCCGAAGTGGCCGCGTGTGCGGCCAGCCGTGCGGCGATGCCCTTCTGCAATGCGAACCCGGCGCTCATCTGGCACCTCTTGCGATCTGGTCGATCATTTGGCGGATACGCGGCATCACCTTTTCGAGCGCCGGGCGCATGAACGGCTGCGCCCGTGTCCCCACCCGCGAGATCTTGCGGGCAATGGCGAAGGCCGCCTTCTCGATGCCATGCCGCCGTGCCCAGGCTGTGATCGGCGCGAGGGGTGGGAAGTGTGGCCGCGTCCCGAACTCAACGTAGACGCCGGGACGGGGCGAACGTACCTCCCATTCGAGGGGGCCGACCTGCCGGGCACGGATCGCCGAACGCATCCCGCCGGTATCGACGGCGGCAAGGCGTTTGGCCTCAGCCTCTGTCTCGTAGGCCGCCGTCGCCAGCGTCGCCGCCACCTGCGTCTTCACCGTCTCCGGGAAGGCGTCGAGGAGGCGGATAGCCTCGTCCAGACCCTCGATCTCAATCTCAATCATGGTGCGGCGTTCGTTACGATATTCGTTACGAGGTTCGTTACGAGATTCGTTACGAGATTCGTTCCTCGCACAGGAGTTCGTAGAAAAACCCGGCCTCGGCCACCTCTATCACCTGCGAGATGTAGAGGTGCCGCGTCGTCTCATGCACGAGGCGCATGTCCGGCGTCGGGCGCACCTCCGCCCCGGTCGAACGATGCACCGGCTTGCGGATGGTCACGCGGTGCGTGATGCCAGCCTTGGGCACGCCGTGTTGCAGGAGTTCGCGCCCCGTGAGCGGTCGGACGGCGGCGTAGACGGTGGCGACGGTTGACCAGGTGCGGGTGAGGACGCCGCCCCCGGCCCCTGTCGCCTCCGTCACCTCCTGTAACACCACCGCATGGCGCATCGTTCCGGCGTTCATGGTGCCACCTCGCAGGTCGTCATAGCACCCAGGCCCGATGTGCCGCTACCATCTCACGCAGGCCCACCGGGAGCGCGTCCATAGAGCCGCCGCCGACGATCATCTCTACCTCGTCCCGGTGTTCGTAGAGGTAGAGGGCCAGCCGGAGCATGGCAAGGCGCATGTCTGCCGGGACGGAGGACGCGGCAGTGCCGTAGCCGCAGGTGTAGACGAGGCGCAACGCGCTGAACGAACGCTGTATGAGCCACCCGGCATTCTGCGCCACCAGCCGCGCCGGGTTCGTGCCGGAGATGTAGTAGTCCGTCGCCGAGACCACCGTAGAGGCGCCCGCCGTGTCGTACTCCGTCGCCGAGGTGAACGTGAGCAGAGGGGGGTAGGGGAGGATGATGGGGGAGGTGGCTTCCGAGGCGTCTACGTCCACCTGTAGCGTGCGGGTGACGTAGGCGCGTTCCGTCATGCGTTCGTAGAGGCTGACGGCGGCTCCGCAGAGGATGTCGAGAATGGCGTCTTCACCGTCGGGCAGCCGTCCGTACTGTTTGAGTTCCGACGGGGTGATCGGAAGGACGGTCGGCGCTGTGATGACGGTGATTTTCATGGGGCGCGGCCTTTTTTGCCGGTAGTGTCTTTGCGCCTGGGCTGGGTGGGCACCGGCGCATCCTCAACCGGAACGGCGCGGCCCTCTGCCACCAGTGCCGCGCCGTCCGGGAGGTCTGCCACCGCACCCGCCGGATACCACTGTTCCGCCGAGAGGCGACCCCGATACCCGACGATGAACCTCACCCACATAGTTTACACCGATCAGGAGAACGTGACGCCTACGGATGACTCCCGATACCAGGTGCCGCCATAGGCGACGACGACCAGCGCGTTCCCGGCGGCAGCGCCGAACGTCGCCACGTCGCCGCTGGCACCGTCACCGTTGAACCCCGGCGAGGCGTTTGTGACCGTGTGCGCCGCGTCCGTCGTCGAGATGATGGAGATGCGCACACCGTTCTGCGCCGTCGTCGGGGCGGCCAGCGTCAACGCCGCCGCCGTCCCCTTCGTGATCAGGAACGCCTTATGCCCCTGATCCGGGGCCGTGATAGCCCCGTCAGCGGAGAGCGTGGCGACGCTCAACAGCACGTCTTCCGTGTCTGCCGCCCCGCGCCGGAGCGTGTGGAGGGTGCCCATTTCTGTTTCCGGGTTAGACGCTCAGGTTGTACGTGATCGCCGAGGCCTCGGTGCTCTGGCCGTAGGCGAAGGCCGCCCGCACCCGCGTCACCAGTTCCCATGTGTCGGCCCCGGCCCAGCGTTGCAGCTCGAAGCCCAACGCCTGCCGGATACCCAGCCGCCACTGCGTGCCGCTGACGGCGACGATGGATCCGGTCGTGTTGTTGCTGGCCGTACCCTGGTCGATCTTGCCCGCCGTGTTCGCCTTACGGTTGTTGGTGGTGCTGCTGGAGGCGAAGTGCATACCGGCTTCGGGGTAGACCGGCACGCCGAACATACGGGTCAGAATCCCGCTCTCGACGGTCGCGTTTGTGCTCACGTCGCGGGTTTTGACTTCGGGCAGGTTGATCGCCTTCCAGTAGGTCGGCAGGTCGATGACGAAAAATACGTCATTCGACCCGTTCGGCACCCCGGCGATACCTGCCGAGCCGAGCATTGCCAGCGTCGCCGAGAAGTCGTCCGCGTTGAGCGTGGTGCCACTGCGCGAGTTCGTCGTGGAGTTCGTGACGAGGGCGTTCTTGCGGAACCCGTCGAAGGCGGTATAGACCTCGTTGCCGGTAGGCGTCCCGGCGATGTGGTTGATGTTCGTCGTGGCCGAGAGGTCGGTATCCCCGTCGATGATCGCCGACGACATTGCCAGGACGAACGCACGTTGAAGCTGCTCCCGCAGTTCGGAGGCGAACGGCAGGATCGCTGTTTCGGTGAGTTCGCCGGTGTAGAGTTGGCGTGCCGAGAGCTTCTTCAGCGTCATCGTCCGGCTGGACGTGCCGATCTTCGAGGACGGCACCTTGCCGACGGGCACGCCGCCGGGTTCGACGGAAAGAGATGTTGCCTCCGACGTGTTGTAGAAAACGGGATCGCCCCCTTCCAGCGGGAACACGAGCGCTTCGGCCCCTGCCGGGAACGGGATCGCCCGGCCCAGGAAGTAGTTCAGTACGGCGGAGTCGAGCCGCGCCTTCTCCCACATGGTATCGTTGTAGGCGACGCCCACCCATTCATCGCCTGAACCGACCATCGTTTGGCCGCTGATCTCGTTGGCCTTGAGTGTCGGGTGCAGCGCCTTGAAGGCGCGCTCGGCGGCGGAGAGGGCAGCACTGCCTGTCACCTCCTGCGACCCGAACCGCTGGACGATGGCCTTATACAGGGCCGATGGCACCGGCTCGCCGGTGTGCTGCTGTGCCCCGCGCAGGAACTTGGCGACATACACGAGGTCGATAGCCGCCGTGCTGTCGTAGCGCCTGGTCTCGGCGTTGTGGATCGCCGGGACACCCGGCGGCGCATAGACCGGCTCCACGTCCGGGAGCGCCGGGGGGGCAAACGCCTTCGCCACCGTGCCCGCCAGCGTCG